TCTTGGATTACTTTGGTCACCTGTCATTGGTCACCTGTCATCAGGCCAGAGAGACGCTTCGAGTCAGCAACCTCCTTCAAGATAAATTCGCGAGTGCGGGAAGGCATCGCAGGATCAGACAGAGCACGCTCCATCTCTGCGCGATATCCGTCCAAAACGATACTGAGAAAAGCCTTGTCCGCTGAGGTCAGGCACAGTGCACTGACCTCAAGACTACGAGACACAAGAAAATTTGCGTTTTGATATTTGTCCATGTTCCCCTTCTTTCTCTGGTTTTTAATTATGCGTTTTTGTAAATTAAACCACGAATCAGTATCTACTTTTTGTTGATCCCTGTCAACTGTAAGTTCAGTCTCGCCACCTTTCTCAGGTCGTCGAGCTGACGTTGCAACCGGCTAAGTTCTTCCGTCGAGTCAATCGCATTGATGTTAAGATCGACCGTTGTTTCATCGACCTTGTCCACTGACAAGATAGCATGACGATCACCGTCATCCCAGACATAGACTGTTGCGTGCGACGGCAGGTTCTTCAAGGCATCGATTAATCGCTGTATGGTATACGACGGCATTAGATCTGTCCTTTCTCGGTCAGGTCATAAATTGGTTCTACGATTTTTCTCGCGGCTTCGTTGTTCGAGTAGTCAGCAATCACGTCGTAGCCGTCATTGCCATAGACGCACCAGACCCACCCAACCCCTTTCCACGGGCGTTCTTCGGTCTGGACGAACAAATGGAGGTACTCCTCGTCCGTCTGCATGATGTTGGCCTTGGCCTCCTCTGCAGTGGCGCAGGCGATCTCTTCCTCCGGCTCCCCGCCATTGTCGATTCGGATCTTGAAACCCATCTCAAAGGCCGCGTCGATGACCATCCCCACGATCTTGCGTTCGATAGCTTGGCGTTGTTCTACGTTCATTGGTCTTCTCCTTCTTCAATCGGGAGTTCCAAAATTATCAAATTGTCGTTGCAGTCATGGCAAAACGTGAAGTTTGTGAAATTGGCGATCTCCCACTGTTGGGTTTCGATATTCCAACGGCAGGAGGCGTCCCGACTTACGTGATCAGAGCCGCACTGTATGCAGATATATTTGATTTTCATTGCTCAGCTCCCGTGGTTTCGGTCCTCAGTCACACGATGTCCAACGGGAGCAGGCCACATAGAAGGAGTGATTGAGCTTTGTCGCCCGTCCTCTGCCATTGTAGCCCATCTGCCACGACTTGGTGTAGTCGTCAGCGTATTTCTTCGCGCTGTCCTCGTCCTCAAACGGTCCAACATAATAGTCGAGATGAGCCGAGGTTTTCTTCTCGTTCCAGACACCCAAGACGAGACCGTCTTTGGTGGTCATCTGGTAGTTTAAGTTTAAGTGCATTTCCATAGCGTGCTCCTTTCTGCGAGCTTACCAAGAGGATTGATATTCAAATGACCAGTTGTCGTTGAAGGAGGCAAGCACCTTCTCGATCTGGGTAATTGTTAGCTGAAGGTTATCCTTGTACCACTGCTCGTAGTCAGTCGACCCAAAGAAGAAGCCGTCTGTCGTAGGCAGTTTGTCCTCTGCTTCTGACGGGTCAGTGAGGACTTCTTTGCAGAGGTCAACGAGTGCCTCAAGCTGATCACGGGACACTTCATAGGGGCGGCAATCGTCTACTCCGTCCTGTACGTTGTCCACGAACCACTGGTGGATGTGGTTTGCCTTCCGCCAACAGGCGGCATCCGCGAATACTCCCCGAACACGAAAGCCCTCTGGCATATCTTCAAGCTTCGGTGGCTCTTCGTCATACCAAAAAGACCGCTTGGCACTTAAATACATATCGAGACCCATGTGATGTTCCTTTCTACGAACAAATCAACATAGGTTATCATAGTGATTGTGCACAAATTGTAAACTCCAGGAGTTGTGGTAAGAATGCATATCCGCTATGCGGTAGGTGCATGGGTGGTTGTACGGTGACCTCTGACCTTGGTCATTTGATATATTATACTATAAGAGTGATAGGATATATTGGCTAAGTCTTTGAATATATTGATATAGTCATATATTGGACTTTTAGAGAAAATGCATTTTTCAAACCGAATCTGCGCGCGCGCGCCCAAATAGAAATTTTTAGGATTAGATATACTGGATTTGTACGATATATGACTATATCAATATATTCAAAGGCTTACACGATATATTCTATCAAAACTTTTGATAGGTTCAAATAGGTTCCCCCCGCGCGTGGAAACAAAGATCTTTTCTCTAGAAATAAAATTTCCTTTGAGTAGAATGCCTTACTGGGAAAATCAGAACAGAAAGAGAACACTGTGAAGGATCGTAAGCAGACCCACTATGTGAAGACTGTCGCCCCTCCCAAGACCGTGCTTACCAAGCTCGAGTCTGGGCTGACCCAGAAACAGGAGGACTTTTGCCGCAACTTTGTCTTTGGGTTTATGAACCAAACCGAAGCAGCAGAGAAGGCGGGCTATCAGGATCCTGCCGTCGTGGCCTCTCGCTTCATGAACGGGCGGGACAACCCCAAGATCATTGAACGCATCCGTCAACTTGAGAAAGATCTCGCAAAGCAACATGAGGTCACCTACGAGTCGCACATCAGCCAGCTCGCCCGCCTCCGTGACCTTGCCATCGAGCAGAAAGCCCTTGGCCCTGCCGTGGCGGCAGAGAAACAACGTGGCATGGCGGCAGGCCTCTACATCAGCCGCTCTGAAATTCTTGTTGGTAAGATCGATCAGATGTCCCGTGAGGAGGTGCTCGCCGAGCTTCAAAAGCTGCAAGAGCAATACCCTGCTTTGAAGCAGGCGATGCTCCCCCCGAAGGAGATAGACTTTGTTCCAAACCGAAAAACAAATGTATCAGTCTCTGCGCAAAGCGACACCGACGATTCACTGGACACGGATTGAGGCGTGGGCAGGCGTTGGTATTCCAGACGTTAACGGAGCCGCCTCCTTTGGTGAATTCTGGGTTGAGAACAAGGTAGAACACCGCAAGCTTTTGCAAGCGGCCTCTTTGTGGCGTCCTCCTCAAATTGCTTGGCAGACAAGAAGAAGTACTATACTACCGAACGTGTTTAACTTGGTCAGCCGTCCACGGGCAGAGGTCGTTGAAATTTTTTCATGTGTAAAACTACTAGATTTAGTGGTCAAAGGTCAGTCGACACCAGATCTAGTGCTCAGTGCGCCGGTAAAGTGGCAAATCCTGATAGATTTCATCAGCTCAGAGATGAATAAAATTCATGAGTCGCGCCGGTAAAGTCCGACTGCGCCGGTAAAGTTTCACGTGAAACAAAAAGACCCACGGGAGCGCAGGCGCTCAACCGTGGGCAGTTGGCAACGGACAGGGGAGGTTTGTCAACGTCGCGCCGGTAAAGTAGCACGCACGCCGGTAAAGTATCAATAAGCTAAGCAAAGAGTAACTACCCCTTAGTGGAGGGGGTAGGAGATGTTTCGGATGTCATCTGACCAACAAGCGCGGCATGACCCGCAGGCATTGCCTTGGTGACGGGCAGGGCAGACATGCCCGACCGGTTCACTGTTCTTGTGGACCGTGCTCGTCCATATGTATTTGTTGATTGGCTTGTCATCAATCATCGGGCTCGAGATCCGCACGACAAGATTGTCTGGGATCGAGCCGGTAAAGTCATTAATGATCTTTGTCTCGCGTGTCGGAAGCCAATGGCGGATCTGGGGCGTGGCGCGTGCGACGTCGCAGATTGCCTCTAGCATCTCAACCGATTGCAAGTCTCCACTATCGAACCACCGGTGGAAGGGTTCGCCGGTCTTTAGGAAAGCCCTGTTAATTTGGAAGCTCATATAAGCGATCCAGCGGGCAGGGTCCGCGCTTATCATGCGCGTGGCTTTGTCCAAGTTGCCGGTCCATCCGATGTCAACCGACGGCCATCTTTTTTGAGCTTTTAAGGCGTAGCATTCATAGCACACCGAACCCTTGAGCTGAGCTAGCTTGCCGCCTACGTTGCAATGTTTTGCGGACACGCCGAAAGTTGAGCCCGGCATCTTTGAGTTAGCCGTCGAAATTTTTCCTGCGCTTTGCGCTTCTTTTAACGTTGTCATGATGTTCCCTTTCTATGGAATTGACGCGCCAAGAATAACACAAGTCAAATGAAAGTCAACAAATAAAAACGGGCCCGCTTGTGGAGAAACGGGCCCGCGCCGGTAAAGTCTCAATGCGCCGGTAAAGTGCTAATTTTATTTGATGCCGCAGAGCTTCTTAAGCTCGGCCTTTATCGCCCGTGCTTTGTCTCCCTTCCAAGTCTGCGCGTTCGCCAGAAAGTAGAGAACAACGGATTTGCCGCTATCCTCATAATAGTTATCCTCGATGCTATCGAGAGACTGCATTGCGCTTAAGTATGGGACTGCGCCAAAGTATGGCTTTGTCCAGTCTGCGCGGATCTCGCGTGCGATAGTGGAAATTGAACGCATGATCTTTCTCCTTGGTTTGCGTTACTCTGATAATATAGAGGCAAGTCAAATAAAAGTCAACAAATAAAAGCCCCCCGCAAAAATAAATTCGCGGGGGGCGAGGCGTGTGGAGAAATCACGCCGGTAAAGTTTCAGTGCGCCGGTAAAGTCTCACGTGTGAGTATAACCATCGGTCTCAATCCCAATCCACATGCCTTTCCAAGGTAGCATAAGACAGTCAAACCCGCGCAATACTCTGCGACGGAATTGTAGGTAAGACGGGGCTTCACTTGTGTCTCGATTGTATATTCTGAGGATAGCTTGTTGCTGTGCTTTTGTAATCATGATGCGTCTCCGCGCCGGTAAAGTCCTAATAGGACATTGATTGATTAAAGGACAGAAAAGAGCGGGAGCTCGCGCCCCCGCTCTCGATTAGACTGCGAATTCTTCTTCGCTATTGTTGAGATAGCACATGCCTGTCTCAATTAAATCTCGCGCCGTGCGACCGTAAAAACCTTGTAGGCTCCAGACAATGCCTGTATCGATCAGATATTGCCAGGCCTCGATAATCTCGAACTCTTCTGCGTCTTCAATGCCTTCGATTATATTGATTGCTGTAAACGTGTCCATTGCACTTTCTCCTCTGCTTTGGGACAATATCAATGTATCAACTATAAAGAAAAAGTCAAGGGGAGATTTCTCTCCCCTTTCTTTTATGCAAGTTCTAAAATGATGAAAACCTGATAGGCGTCAATGACTGCGATTAGGTCTGACATTGTTAAGCCTTCCCGTGGCATATTTCTGAGACCTGAGCGGCATAGGCTTGAATTAAATCAATCTTTTCTTTTATCAGATCGCATTTTTGAACAAGGGAGGCATATTTCATTTTGCTATCGAGCAAGGCAATGCTGATATTGAAAGTTGCTTGAACGCTAGCGAGGATCAGTTGTTTTTCTGCGATGGTCATTGTGTATCTCCTTTGTGCAATAAGGCCGGATGTAAAAGGCCGGATGTAAACTTGCGGGTTCTGCCGGATCTATCCATCTTCACATGGATTGATTTACTCGTGATCCTTACGACTGTTCCGTATCGATCTCCCCTCATCCAACAGTCACAAGCGGGATGTGCCTGAACCCTCGATCCAATGCTTAAGATAAACATCTTCCCATTAGGGTCTCGTTCTGGTGTATATTGCGACGTTTCCATTTTCTTTCCTTTCTTGAAAGAGTGAGAGGGGAGAGATCCCCTCTCTTCTTTATTGGTTGACTGTGATCTCGAAGCTCGTGCTGCTCAAGACCTCTTGAGCTTCGTCTCGCGCCCACTCTCTTATGTCTTCTTCAGAGTGAAGCTCGTCGTTGAGTCTTTGCTCAAGCTCGTCTAGTCTTTCGCCGACGTCACCATCTATCTTGATGCTGACTGACTGCGAGCCCTTCTGTTCTAGATCTGTTATCTTCTGCTCTAGTCTATCGATAAGTTCTTTGTGAGCCTTAAGTTCTTTCGTAAGCTGTTCGACCAGTTCCTGAAAGCTGTTCGATAAGCGCGAGGCGCCACTAGAAAAGAGTGCAGTCGCGTTCACAATCGTGTTGTCGCTGTCCATAGTATTTCTCCACAATGTAAAACAGCCGTGCTAGATCACCATCGATCTAACACAAACAGACTAACACATAGTCAAAAGAAAGTCAACAATTATTTACGCATACCTGCTATGCGTCTGGTGCATACCTGTTGGCACGGGTCCCTATTGAAAATCCCGAGATCGAGCCCGACCGAACCATTGACCCCGACCCCCTATTCGACCCCTGCTCGCGCGCGCGCCTGACATATATACTGTTTTTCACGGAAAGTTATGTGGAAATAAAACTTTTGATATTGACCCCGGCCCCCTTTTTACAGTCTGTTTATAGGGTCCCCCCGGCGGCTGGGGGGCATAATAAAAAGAGGACACCGTGACAAAGACCCATCCCCTTCGTGAAGCAGTAGCTGAACGTGCAGAACACTTTGATACGACAGCCGTCCTTATGGACGGTTTTGAGGATGCGATCATTGGCACAACCATGATCAATCATGAGCTTCGGGTAATATATTCTTATGATAAGATGATTGATGTGCTTGTAATAAGAGATCAGATGACAGAGGACGAAGCTTCCGAGTTTATCGAATACAACTGTCAGATGGCATTTGACGGCTGTCCTCTGATCATGGATGATATTCTCTAGTTCTTTGTGAGGTATGCATATGACCATGAAGTTTATGGGTCGGCATCAGCTTGTAGATCGCCTGTCTTATCAAGTTGGATCTCGGGAGAAAGCCGAGCAGATTTTAAAGAGTCGTGGTCATATGAATGACGACGGGACGTTGACTGCGGCGGGCGAGAGGCGCAATCGCATGACTGCTCAGGAGCGGGCTATAGATCGTGCAGCCACTGCCTCTGGGAGATCCAAGACGGAGTATCGTTATAATCCTCAGACGAACAGGGCTACTTTGAGGCACCGTTGAAATTAATAACTGAAGACCTTCGTTCTGTGCCTGATGAGGCGCTGAGAGAGTACGCGGCCCTTTCCCGACGAGACTGCGAGTTAATAACGTACGAGTCAGCGCAGAAAAACTTTCTTAATTTTGTGCGGTTTGTGTGGCCTAATTTTATACCGGGCCAGCATCACGAGGTTATTGCTAAGAAGTTTGAGGCCGTGGCTAACGGAACTTTGAAGAGAGTAATTATAAACTTACCTCCGCGTCATACGAAGTCGGAGTTTGCGAGCCATTTGTTTCCTGCGTGGATGATTGGGAGAAATCCGGATTTAAAAATTATGCAGGCGACACACACTGCGGACTTGTCTGTGAGGTTTGGCCGCAAGGTAAAAAACCTGATGGAATCGGAGGAGTACAAAAAAGTATTTACGACAAAGCTCCGGTCGGATTCCAAGGCGGCGTATCGATGGGAGACGGATGACGGCGGAGAGTATTATGCGGCGGGTGTGGGGGGATCTATTGCGGGGCGCGGTGCGGATTTGTTTATTGTTGATGATCCTCACTCCGAACAGGACGCTATGTCGTCGAATGCGCTGGAGAGTGCGTGGGAGTGGTACAGTTCGGGTCCAAGACAACGGCTACAGCCGGGAGGCACCATTATTTTGGTTATGACCCGTTGGAGTGATCAGGATTTGACTGCCCGGTTGCTACGTCAGTCGTCTATTGATGTGAAGGCGGACCAGTGGGATCTGATTGAGTTTCCGGCAATTTTGCCCAGTGGCAGTCCTTTATGGCCGGAGTATTGGAAGCTTGACGAGCTAGAGCAGGTCAAGGCCTCTATTCCTCTTACTCGATGGAATGCTCAGTATATGCAGTGCCCGACTTTGGATACTGCATCCATTATCAAGCGGGAGTGGTGGAAGCCCTGGAAGCGGGGAAATATCCCACCTTTACAATATGTAATGCAGAGCTATGACACGGCGTTCTTGAAGACACGAACAGCGGACTTTAGCGCAATTCAGACGTGGGGTGTCTTTTATCCTATGGAGGCAGGGCCGCCTAATGCAATTCTGCTTGATGCTAAAAGGGGTCGATGGGAGTTCCCGGATTTAAAAAAGATTGCCTTAGAAGAGTATAAGTATTGGGAACCAGAAACTGTCTTGATTGAGGCGAAGGCTTCCGGACATCCTTTAACACAAGAGCTTCGGACCTCGGGCATTCCGGTAGTGAATTTTACACCCAGTCGCGGGAATGATAAACATGTTCGCATGAACTCGGTAGCCCCTCTGTTCGAGTCAGGTTTGGTGTGGTATCCTGAGACGAGCTGGGCCGAAGAGGTCATTGAAGAGATGGCTGCATTTCCTTTTGGGGAGCATGACGATCATTGTGATGCTGCCACTCAAGCATTGATGCGGTTTCGGCAGGGAGGATTCTTGTCTCATCCTGAGGATCTTGTGATAGAGAGTGGGGCAAGGGCTGGCAAAAGGGTTTATTATTAATGGCTATTTCTCCGTTCAATAATGTTGCAAAGTTTGGTGACCCGGACAACATAGAGGACCTTCTTGAGAAAAAGATCTCGGAGGACCTTCTTGAGTCAGAGAGCGATTCTGACAATATTGAGGAACAAGAAAGTATAGACGTTGCCGAGACGGATCTTCCTTTTGGGGCAAATTTAGCCGAGGTTTTGGACAAGCAGATTCTTACAAAGATTGTTAAGGATCTTGATGATTTCATTACCGAGGACGACCGCAGCCGTGAAGAGTGGAAGAAGATTTACGAGCAGGGCATGGTTCTGCTGGGTCTTACTTACGAGGATCGCACGGAGCCGTTTGAGGGTTCAACGGGTGTAACTCATCCTATTTTGAACGAGGCTGTTGTTCAGTTCCAGGCACAATCCTACAAGGAGCTGTTGCCGGCGGGTGGTCCTGTGCGGACCCAGATCATCGGAAAGGTGACACCGGAGCGAGAAGCGCAGGCGGATCGCATTAAAACCTACATGAATTATCAAATTACGGATGTTATGGAGGAGTACGATCCTGATTTTGATCAGATGTTGTATTTTGTCGGGTATGGTGGATCGGCTTTTAAGAAGGTTTACTATGACGAATATCTTGGCCGGGCGACCAGTCCTTACATTTTGCCTAAGGATTTGATTGTTCCTTACGCTGCCCGTGATCTTTTGACTGCTGAACGGGTCACTCATGTGCTCAGTTATTCTCCAAATGAGCTTAAGAGGTTACAAGTAAACGGTTTTTATCTTGATATTGACCTTGGAAAGCCTTCTGCGGGGGACAGGGACGAGATACAGGACCGTGTAGACCGGACGACAGGCCTTGAAAGGCCGGAAGATCCCGGTTCGTATACGCTTCACGAGTGTCATTGCTATCTTGATATCGAGGGTTTTGAGGACAGGGACGAGAACGGGGAGGTTACAGGCCTCCAAATTCCTTATATTGTGACCTATGAGACTGGTTCTCGCCAGATTTTGTCTGTTCGCCGCAACTACAGAGAGGCCGACCCGCTAAAAAAGAAGAGGCATTTCTTTGTCCAATACAAATTTTTGTCAGGAATGGGGTTTTACGGGTTTGGACTTGTTCATCTTTTGGGCAATCTCAGTCGCAGCTCTACCTCTATTCTTCGGCAGTTGGTTGATGCTGGTACTCTTTCGAATTTACCTGCGGGATTTAAGGCAAGAGGGCTGAGAATAGAGGACCAGACCCCGATTCAACCGGGAGAATGGCGTGATGTTGACGCTCCTGGCGGTGATTTGTCTGCTAACCTCTTACCTTTGCCTTATAAAGAGCCGTCAGCGACTCTTTTTCAGCTTCTTGGCTTTTGTATTGGGGCTGCCCAGAAGTTTATCGGCACGACCGACCTTGGAATGGGCGAATCTAACCAGGAACTTCCGGTTGGGACTACGATTGCCCTTCTGGAACGTGGCTCCCGGGTTATGTCGGCTGTTCACAAACGGTTACATTACGCTCAGAAGCAAGAATTAAAGCTGTTAGCGGACATTTTTTCAGAGTATTTGCCTCCTGTTTACCCGTATGAGATCCAAGGCAATGATGCTTCCATCAAAGCTCAGGATTTTGACGGCAAGATTGACATTATTCCGGTCAGTGACCCCAATGTCTTTTCGATGACCCAGCGTATTACGCTGGCTCAACAGCAGTTGCAGCTTGCCCAAAATGCCCCGCAGATGCACAACCTGTATGAGGCTTATCGCCGGATGTATTCTGCACTGGGGGTGACTGATATTGATCTTGTACTGCCTCCTCCTCCTCAGCCCCAACCCCAAAGCCCGGTTCTAGAGAATGCCCGAGCCCTGACTATCCCGTCTGGCGGTCAGCCCTTGAAGGTATTTCCGGACCAAGATCATGTTGCACATATTCAGGCTCACGTAGGGTTTATGAAGTTGCCGTTGTTGATGACCTCGCCTGCCGTGTACGGAGTTTTACTGTCCCATGTCCTTGAACATCTGTCCTTGGCTGCACAGCAGCAGGTTGTGTTGCAAATGCAGCAGCAGGGCATTAATGTGATGTTGCAACCACATGAGATGGAGGTTGAGGTAGCCAAAGCTGAGTCAATGATGTTATCCGAACTGCTGCCCCAGCTTTTACCTCAACAAGG